AGGAAGGGTTTATATAATAACATGTTAAATGTATATCAATATGTAAAAGACTTAGATATAAGTAATGGAGAAACAAAGAGATTGACTTGTCCTATATGTAAATCATATAAGACTTTCACAGTAACAAGTAACATGGGCACTATCGTGTGGAACTGTTACAAAGCATCGTGTAGTGTAAAGGGCAACTCTCGTGTTCATATGACTGTTGATGAGATACGCAACTTCAACAAGGTGTCCCAACTTGGGACATCATTTGAATTGCCTGAGTGTGTTGTGTCTCATTCTTACAGAAAGGAAGTTATGACCTTCTGTGAACTGTGGAATTTAGATGTTGACAAACTTGATTTAATGTATGATGTTAAAGAGAGTAGAGTTGTTTTTCCTATAAAAGAAAATAATAAGATTGTTGATGCTACGGGCAGGTCTGTCTACAAGAAGTTACCTAAATGGAAACGATATGGTAACTCGGACTTGCCATATTCATTTGGTTGTGGTAGTATCGCAGTTGTTGTAGAGGATTGTATTAGTGCAGGAGTCGTTGGAAGTGGTGTATTAGTTGGGGTAGCTGTGTTAGGTACGTCATTGTCAGATTCACATAAACTGTTTCTTTCACAATTCTCTACTGCAATAATAGCACTTGACCCTGACGCATTACCCAAGTCTTTTGCATTTGCTAAAGAGTTACGTTCACATGTCAAGGACATTAAGATACTTAAATTGAAAGATGATTTAAAATACAGAGACGAAGAAGACATAACTAATTTAAAACTACTAACCCCAAAGGAGACACAGATATGGAATTAGCATTAATAAGAAGTTTGATGGATAAATCATTTTATGATTCCCATCGTGGAGCAAGGTGTCCTGACAGATTATTCAGTAAGGATGCAAGAAAGGTGAAGCAGTCTATTGACAAAGCCATGAGTAGGTATGAGAGAACTGTTACACCTGATGAGATAGAGGCATTGTTTATGTCAAGCAATCCCACTCTTACTACAGCACAGAAACAGGCTTACTCACATTTATTCAGACAGATAAAGAGTGAGCAACCTTTAGGAGAGGATGTAGCACAAGAGGTGCTATCCAAACTGTTTCAGCAAGTTGTAGGCGAAGAGATTGCCAACATAGGCTTTGATTACGTCAATGGTTCTCACTCAAGCCTAGAACCTATACGTAACATACTTGAAGTATACGGAGATGATTTTACACCTAACCTTAACGTGGAGTGGGATGACATGGAAATAGATACATTATTAGCGAAGAATGATTTGGAAGCACGTTGGTCGTTTAACTTACCAACTTTAACAAGACAAGTTGAAGGCATCAATGCAGGACACTTAATTGAAGTAGGAGCAAGACCTAACACAGGTAAGACTTCTTTTCATGCAAGTTTGTTGGCAGGTCCTGATGGCTTGGCACGACAAGGTGCGAGTTGCATCATTCTGTGTAACGAAGAAGGCAGTCACAGAGTTGGTGCTAGGTATCTGACTGCATCAACAGGCATGACTATGAGAGAGATAAAGCAGAACCCAAGTAAAGCACGAGACATGTATGCACCTGTCAAGAATAACATCAAGATAAAAGATGCAACAGGTCGTGATATGTCGTGGGTGGAGAGTGTATGTAAAACATATAGTCCTGACATTGTTGTGCTTGACATGGGAGACAAGTTTGCACGTACAGGTGGCTTTGCAAGGACAGATGAAGCACTTAAAGCTAATGCCATACATGCTCGTATGATTGCAAAGGAACACAAGTGTGCAGTCTTTTATATGTCTCAGCTATCTGCAGATGCAGAGGGTAAGGTGTTACTCAACCAAAGCATGATGGAAGGTAGTCGTACAGGTAAGGCAGCCGAAGCTGACTTAATGATATTAATTGCCAAGAACCCACCAAGACAAGATGCTGAAGAGGAAGATTTACAAAGGCATTTAAATGTGGTAAAGAATAAACTTACAGGATGGCATGGTGTTGTCCATTGTAATTTGAATTACAGAGTAGGAAGATATGAAGCATGACACAATTGATTTTATTCAAAGAACTGCCACAAAAAGAAAACCCTATCGTTGATGGTGTTGTCTGTATAAAGTGTGAGATAAGGCAACCCATAACGCATTTTTCTGTTATGAAAGCAGGTGAGATAAAAAGAACTTGCAGGTCTTGCAGGAAGGGTCATAAGGAAGTCTTGAATAAACTAAGAAAAGAAAATGCTTATCCTGATAAAGATTACTCATGTGCTATATGTGATAGAACATTAGAGGAGTTAGGTAAACACGGTCAAACTAGATTGCAGAATTGGGTGCTAGACCATTGCCATGATACAAATACTTTTAGAGGTTGGGTGTGTCATAAATGCAACACAGGTTTAGGTGGATTCTCTGATGACTTGACTATTATTGAAAGAGCAGTTATATACTTAAAGAAACATAAGGAAAGATTAAATGAAACTAACACTTGATGTAGAAAATACAACAACTAAACGAGATGGTAAATTGCATCTTGACCCATTTGAACCAAACAATAAACTAGTCATGGTGGGTTGTCTTACAGATAAAGGAGAGGAGTATTTATTTAGAGACAACTTTGATGGAGTACAAGAGTTGCTTGACCAAGCTACTATCATCATTGGTCACAACATTGCTTACGACCTCATGTGGATATGGGAATGTGGCTTCAAGTATGATGGACCTGTTTTTGACACAATGCTTGGTGAATACATATTGCAACGAGGAATAAAGCAACCTTTACATCTAAAAGACTGTGCATTGAGATATGAACTAGATACACAGAAAGAAGATACACTTAAAGAGTACTTTGCAAAAGGTTACAATACAGATGAGATACCTGCAGAAGAGTTATCATTTTATCTATCAGCAGATTTACATGCTACTCAGCAGTTAGCTGATGCTATATATAAAAAGTTAAATACTGAGGAGTATAGTAGCTTGATGAACTCAGTAATCCTGACAAACAAGGTTTGCGTTACTCTCGCCAAGATATACAAGAATGGTTTTAAGGTAGATAGAAAAGCATTAGACGAAGTTAGAGTTGTGTTTGAACAAGAGAAACATGATGTAGAGACTAGACTTAAAAAGCAAGTTCAAGATTTAATGGGTGATACACCTATAAACTTAAATAGTCCTGAACAGATGTCTTGGGTTATCTACAGTAGAAAACCTAAAGATAAAACTATGTGGGCTAACAACTTTCATCCCTATATGGATATATCAGAGTACAAAGAAAAGGTTAGTGATTATTCTGATATTGTGTATAAAACTAAAGCAATAAAGTGTGGTGAGTGTCGTGGGGATGGTTACATAAGAAAGGTAAAGAAAGATGGAAGTTTATACTCTAAGCCAAACAGGTGTAATACTTGTAATACTTTTGGCTACTTATTCAATCCTACGAAATCTATAGCAGGTTTAAAGTTCTCAGCACCAAATGCTAAATGGGTTAGTGCTAATGGATTTACAATTAACAAAACATATCTAGAGATATTAGCTAATGTAGCAAAGAAGAATAACATGCAAAATGCAGTAAACTTTCTAACTGACTTGCAAAGGTTATCTGCTCTAGATACTTACTTGTCTTCTTTTGTTGAAGGTATAAGCACATATGTAAAAGAAGATGGCATGTTACATGTGAGATTGTTACAACACAGAACTTCAACAGGTAGGTTTAGTGGTGCAGACCCTAACATGCAGAACATGCCTAGAGGTGGTACGTTTCCTGTGAAGAAAGTATTTGTATCACGTTGGGAAGGTGGCAAGATATTGGAAGCTGACTTTGCACAGTTAGAGTTCAGAACGGCTGCTTATTTATCACAAGACAAAATAGCAATGAAGGAGATTAACGATGGATTTGATGTACATGAATACACTGCTTCTGTCATTACGGAATCAGGTCAGAAGACTAGTAGGCAAGAAGCAAAAGCTCATACCTTTGCACCCCTCTATGGAGCAACAGGATTTGGGAGAACGTCTGCTGAAGCAAAATATTATGAACAGTTCACACAAAAGTACAAAGGAGTTGCATCATGGCACTCCCGATTGGCTAAAGAGGCTTTGAATACAGGCATGATAACTACACCATCAGGTAGACAGTTTTCTTTTCCTGATGTTCAAAGAAGAAGAAATGGAACGGTATCTCATTTTACACAGATAAAGAACTATCCTGTACAGTCATTCGCTACTGCTGACATTGTTCCAATCATTCTCGTACACATTCAAAAAGAGCTTGACAGGTATAAATCATGTGTGGTAAATACAGTACATGATTCTATAGTAATAGATATACATCCTAATGAGGAAGAGAATGTTTTAAATATTATACGTGACACAAATAAGTCATTGAATAATATAATTAATTTAGAGTTTGGTATAGACTTTGATGTGCCTCTTTTACTTGAGGCAAAGATTGGTACTAATTGGCTTGACACCAAAGATGTATCGTGATATAACTATGGTTCTTTTGAAAGGAGAAAATTATAAATGACAGATTTAGTTACAATTAACACAGACAGTTATGCTACTATGGCGAAAGCAATGGGCTTACCTACTAGCACTGTTGAGAAGAAGGCTAACACCTTAAACAGATTTAGAATATGGCACAACCCTACAATGGGTATAGGCGAATCTAATGGAAAGTCTGTTAAGATGGAAGTTGTTGAAGGTGGTATGTACCGACTAGAAGTACAAGGTGACCCTAGCACTTTTTATTTTTCTGAGAAGGTAGAGTTTAGACCATTCTTACAGAGGTTTATGTACAAAAAGTTTAAGCAGAATCGCAATGCAAAAGAAGGAGAAAAGCAGGGTGGTTATGTTAAAACAATAATGGCTGATACATTAAACATTGACCTCAAGGATGATGATGGCACGTTTAACTGTGGTAAACCAACAGGGTATGTTAAAGACTTTCAAGCATTACCTGAAGCTACAAAAAGGCTGATAAAGGAGATTAAAAGAAACAGAGTTGTGTTTGGTCTTGTGAAAATGGTTGACCCTGTGAAGGGAATTGATGGTAAAGAAATTGCTGACTTACCTGAGTACCCTGTCATATGGGAGATAGACAACCGAGATGCTTACAAATCTATTGGGGATGTCTTTTCTAGATTTGCTAAGTCAGAAACATTACCATTACAACACAGTATAAAGTTAGATGGCACTAAAGAAAATAAACTTAATAATGGTGGTAGCTTTTACACCCCAATAGTTCAGCTAGATACAACTAATAAAATTGAGATATCTGATAGCGACCACAAAGTGTTTGGTGACTTCTTAGATTGGGTAAAGAACTACAATGATGGTATTATAAGTAAGTGGGATACCAAGGTTTCAGAAAGACAAGATGAAGTGTCAGAGGAAGATATGGAAACTGTAGAAAACTTTATTGATGTGGAGATAGATACTGATGCTAAGTAATAATGCTTTCAAAGCACATGGTATTAACTACCTTTCACCAAGTAGTATAAATACATATATCAATGACCCACCTATGTGGGTCGCTAGATATCTATTCAAAGTGAAATCATCAAGTGGTCCAGGTGCAGTTAGAGGCATTGCAACAGAACACGTACTAGCTAACAAATATCAGGAAGGTACTTTTGATTACAAAATGCTTGACTTAAAATTTATTAGCCTATGTACAGAATCAATGGTTGATTTAGGAGATAAAAAAGCAGAAAAAGAAAGGAGTACCCTAGAGAAGTTTGGGGAAGTTATAGATAAAAACTTTAACTACGAAGACTTAGAAGATTATCAAGAAAGGGTTGAAGTACAACTAGATGATTTGCCTGTACCTATCATGGGCTACATAGATTTTAGATTTAAAGATAAAATTGTAGATTTAAAAACATCTACAAGGATGCCAACACAGCCAACTGAAGCACAAAAAAGACAGATGGCTTTGTACTCTATGGCATATCCTAAGAGTAGTGTGGACTTATTTTTCGCTACACCAAAAGAGCATAAAGTGTTCACACTTAAAAACTTGACTTCTTATAAAAAACAACTTGAAAAGGTTGCGTATAGTATACAGAAGTTTTTGTCTATCAGCGATGATAAACATGAGTTAGCTTCTTTTATGTATCCTAACCTTGACTCTTGGATGTGGAATGGTAAGATGAAAGAAGAAGCAAAAAAAATATGGAGTGTAAAATAATGTCTGATACATATTCGTATAGTAATCCCTTTATATCTTGGCGAAACTTTTAGTTGTCTCCTCATAAATTAAGAAGAGATGCCATAAAGCATGGGTATAGGAGTGGCTTAGAACATAAACTATCCATCTATCTTAAAGAACATAAATTTAAATTTACTTATGAATCTATTAAAATAGAGTGGGAAGATTTATTGTATCGCACTTATACCCCTGACTTCATACTAGACAATGGTATAATTGTAGAAACGAAAGGTAGATTTCTAGTATCTGATAGGCGAAAGCATTTAGCTATTCAGAAACAGCACCCTAAACTAGACATTAGATTTGTGTTTACAAATAGCAGGGTTAAGTTATATAAAGGTAGTAAAACAACGTATGCTCAATGGTGCATAAAACATAAGTTTAGATACTATGACAGAATCATACCTGAAGATTGGCTTAAAGAAAAGGGTAAAAACAAACACCCTGTTTTTATAAAGTTTGTTGGTAAAAAGATAAGGAGATAGGCAATGAAAACATATGACAACAAAGGCAATCATTTCTTCATAGAAGTTATACCATCAATAGATAAAAAAGGTTATTGGGATGGAAGATTTGAATTAGCAATACAAATTAGAAAGGCTAACATAGAAGACGAAAGCTATTGGGAATTAGAAAGATTATGTCAAATGGCTTGTGCAAGTCTTACCTTAATGCAACAAGATGCTAAAATAAGAGATACTATTGAAACATTTTTAAATACCCCTGAAAATGATGATATTAAAATACCTCTGCCTATTGACAAGGTTACAAACAATGTGATAAAAGTTAATTTTGAAAAGCAATGAGGCTAATAGGTGTTAAGACATATGGAGTATATGAAAATGAGAGCAAAAGAATTAGAAGAAAAAGATGATATGGTTAATCATCCAAAGCATTATAATAATGCAGGTATTGAAACAATTGATGCTTTAGAAGCTATGCTAACAAACGGATTTGATTACTACTTACAAGGTAATATAGTTAAATACTTATGGAGATATAGATACAAGAATGGTGTAGAAGACCTCAAGAAAGCACAATGGTATCTAAACAAACTCATAGAGGTTTATGATGGTAAAAGTTAATATGATGATATCATTGAAGGTAGACCCTGAAGAGTATCCAATACCTTCAGATGGAAGATTAGACACAGAGATAGAGGATTACATCACAGATTTGATACATGAGATTGATGGACTAAAAATAACTAATATTAGAATTACAATGGAGAAAAGAGATTATGATTAACAATTATTTACCAACAGATTATCAGAACTTCATAGCACTCTCTCGCTATGCAAGATGGAAGGATGACGAACAAAGAAGAGAAAATTGGGGTGAGACTGTAGACAGATACTTTAATTATATGACTACACACCTTAAAAAGAATCATGGATATGACATAACAAAAGCTCTTAAAGAAAACCTTACTCAGCAAATAATGGACTTGGGTGTTATGCCTAGCATGAGAGCTTTGATGACATCAGGACCTGCTTTAGATAGGTGTCATGTAGGTGGTTATAACTGTAGTTACATACCCGTAGATAGCCCACGTTCATTTGATGAATGTATGTATATCTTAATGTGTGGTACAGGTGTAGGCTTTTCCGTTGAACGTGAGAATGTTGACAAGCTACCCATTGTCAATGAACACTTTGAAGACAGCACTACTATCATCAAAGTTGCAGACAGCAGACCTGGTTGGGCACGAGCACTACGAGAATTAATATCTTTGTTATATGTTGGGCAAGTCCCAACTTGGGACACCTCAGAAGTCAGACCTGCAGGTGCAAGACTAAAAACATTTGGTGGTAGAGCATCAGGTCCTGCACCTCTTGAAGAGTTATTCCGTTTTTGCATAGCTAAGTTCAAAGGTGCAAAAGGCAGAAGACTATTCCCCATTGAGTGTCATGACATCATGTGTAAAATAGGTGAGGTGGTAGTTGTAGGTG